CTGAAAGAGGTAGAGAAGTTATTAAAGATGCAATGGATATTTATGCAGGTTCTGGATTATGTAAGGGTGAAAATAATATGTTGGAAAAGTTTTATAAAAATGCACCAATAGGAATAACCGTTGAAGGTAGTAATATACTAACAAAAAATCTAATAATATTCGGGCAAGGATTAAACAAAAGCCACCCACACATATATCCAATATTAAAATCAATAGATGAAAATAATATAGACGAATTTTTCCATAACTTTAAATCGATTGTTTATCATTCATTAAGCTTACTTAGTAATTCATTTTACCAAAGTTTATTTAGCAATAATTTATTAGAAAAACAAATAATTTATTTTGCTTGTTTGTCTAATTTTGTAGCTTTAAAAGGTGGTAAAATTAAAAAAGAACAAAGTATATCAGCTGATATGGCAGAGATTATGGGGAATTTGTATTTGGCTTATAGTGTTAAGGTGTATGAAGAACACTTTAAAGTAAGTGAAAAAGTAACAGAAATTATTACAAATAAAATATTAAATGAAAATATAGATATATTCAATAGAGTTATCAATAATTTATCAGATTTTTCGCTATTATTATCATTCATGAAACAAAGAAAAAATGAAAAATATAGTGAAAATAGAAATCTTATTCAAGAATTTAAAAATAATGATAAAGTATTTAATGAAATATTTAATGGAATTTATCTTGATGAAAGTTTAAAGAAGTTGATTACACTCGATAAACTAGACAAAAAAAGTAGTAAATACAAAAAATTATATGAAGATGTCATTAGTGTCGGAGAATATAGGATTGAAGATATTAAATTATCCTCTCAGTTGGTTGAATGTGATGGAATCCATAAAAGAGAACTACCATTAATATGTTAATATTAATAATCAGTGCATCTACCTTTCCGCTCCCAATCACCAAATCTGGTGGGTTCTGGCATTCTTCCACCACGCAATGGACCACCCCACTCAATATTATTAAATGTTGTTTTTACAAACATTTCTTCATATTCATCATCTTCATCTGGTAGTTCCTTTTTTTCAGCAACATTATTTAATAATATATCTGAATTAGTAACTGCAGATGCAACATTAATAGCATTAATTTTATTACATGTAGTTAAACTACGAGAAATTGCTCTCAACATATTTTAAATATAAAATAAGGTTTTAATTTAAATTCAATTAATATATAAATGTTTACAAAAAAAGAAATAGAATATATGAATTCAACAAATATATGGAATGATACAATAGAGGTTGTAGAAAATGATATAGATAATTATGATTCTTTTACTATTTATAAAAAAAAAGATGAAGATAAGTATTTAGCAATTCCTATAAATTTATTTATTACAAATGAATTAGCAGAAAAATTTGATAATAAATTAATGCAAAATCTGCATAACAATCGTATAAGAATAAATTCTTAATAAAATTTAAATTATAACAATAATACAAATGAAAACTATAATGACCTTTTGTTCCCACACTATATCACATCTTAGAACACTAACTAACAATAACAATATTTTAATAGGTATAAAGGGAGGTGGATGTAATGGATATAAATATTATATAGAACCTACATCCGATGAACCTCAAAAACGTGATGAAGTTATACTAATAGATGATTTAAAGATAATTATATGTGGTAAGAGTTTATTGCATTTGCTGGGAACACACGCATATTGGAAACAAGATGTTATGGGTGCTAGAATAGAATTTGATAATCCAAATGCTAAATCTACTTGTGGTTGTGGAGATACTTTTTCTATTTAAAATAAATTGAAAGTAATTTAAGAAATAAAATATTGTTAATGATAATTAGAGATGATTAAACTACCGGAAGATGTTATTCAATATATTCTTGAATTTAATCCCGACCATCGTGCTAAATTTAAATTAACATTTAATGATTTGGAATCTAAAGCGGCTGTTATGAAACATAATATTATCACAAACGAATGGAACCGATTTCGCGATGAGGAAAAACCGAGCTTCTATCAATTTATCATAATGTCAAATCATATAGATGATTTTCAAAGATATGTAAAAGCTTTATATAAGTGTAATTGCTGTGAGAGGCATCAAATTAATAAACCTACACATTTTTATGATATGGAATGGGATGTAGAAATCGGTGCAGGTTTTGACCATACTATGGGAGCATTGTCATATGCAACCAGATCCGAATGTATTAAAAAATGTTCTTGTCCTTGTCGTCATATGGCAAGACAATGCTGTGTGGCATCACTTCCAGCACCGGAACCACAGGTTTTAGATTATTGGACTGATTAATTATAAATTGAAATAATTATTATTTTTTTTATTTCAATAAATGGCGAAAATACTTTTAATTATAATAGGTGTTCAAGGATATAAACAATTTAATTGGTACTATGATAATCGCATACATAATTTTGGAAATATAGGATTAGGTGGTAAATTCCATGCTTTTACAGCTCCTTATACCAGCAAACTAATCGATAAAATATCATATGATAATGAAAATATCAGATTTAAATCAATATACAATTGTTTACCTTATGTTGATAACAATAAAGATAATATAAGAATATTAGATTTTGGTTGTGGTGTAGGAATTTCAACATCATCTATAGATTATGTATTTCCAAAAGCAGAACTCATTGGTATAGATTGTTCCATTAATATGTTAAATAATTGTCCAAAATATAAAGACATACAATTTAAAAAAGAATTAGTTCATAAAACAACATATAAAGACGAGACAATAGATATGATAAATTGTATGTTTTTGTTTCATGAGGTGCCTAGTCATGGTAGAAAAGAAATATTCAAAGAAATAAATCGCATTCTTAAACCTGGTGGGTTGTTAAATATTATGGATATACGTTTATCTTATGATCCTAATAGATTTATGTTGTCTGGAGAGCCATTCTTGCTTGATTATTTAGATAATTTTCAAGATGAATTATCTAATTTACCTTTTAAAGATTTAAAAAAACCTCCTGTATCAAATCGACAATTAGATTTATTATTTAAAAAAATTGAAAGCTAATATCTTGTTATTAAATATCTTAGATAACAAGGATAACTATGGTTAACCGCAAGAACAACGGAGATTTTATGAAGAAGCGCCATGTGGTGAATAAGTCTATCTTTCAGGTACATAAGCGTCGTATTCAAAAAGAAGAAAAATACAATAAATATGATAAACTTCTGCGTAGTAAAGTAATCTTGCAAGATAGGCGTAATAATCAACTCGATATTATTCAACTAAATATTATTTAATTAAATTAAATATTATTTATTTTTTTTTGTTATTTAATTGAAATATATATAAATTATATTTTAGTTATATTAATAATGGAAAATGTTGTTTTCCCATTGCAGATATCATCAATTATGAGTCGTTTGCTTACATGGCATGATGCAAAAAGATTTAGAAGAGTTTCAAAAGCAGTTAAAAGGTCGTTTAGAATTTGGAATAAGCGTTGGAATTTCAATATATTTTTAAATAATTTAGATGTAGGAATGTATATTGATGCCCTAGATTCTTATAAAATATGGTATAAAGCTAAAATTTTATCTATTCAAAAGTTAGAAAATAAAGAATCTATTTACTTGCATTTTAGTGGATGGGGGGATCAATGGGATGTAAAATATAAAAATATAGAAATACTGAAGAAGAAAATAGCACCACTACATAGATATACATATAATTGGAAACACTATATAACTGTGGGAAAAAAAATAGAGTTTTTAGAAAAAAAGGAGCAAAACAAAATCGAGCGACTGTGGCATGTGGGAATGATAACAAAAATTAACAAGGAAGTATCAACAATAGAAATAAAGCCTCTTTACACAAATCTTATAAAAGAATTTACCATCAATATTGAAAGTGATGATATTTGTGATATGTTTACACATGTTAAGTTAAATAATATAGCCAAGAATATATTAGAAAAAAATCTACATTTGTGTATAAATTATCATAATATCAGTATAATAAAAGAAATAGCACATCAGTATTCTATAGGAAAAATATCAGGTGATGAAGATGAGCTTATAAATCAAGCATTATTAGATATATAACAATAATTGAATAATTATTATATATTTTTTTTAATTATGATGGACCCAGCTAAGTTTGAAGAAACATTTGTTAAAAATATATATAGTGACATAGCCGAACATTTTGATAAAACACGTTATCATACATGGCCAAAAATTCAAGATTTTATAAATAGTTTAAATACTAATAGTAAGATATATGATATAGGTTGTGGTAATGGTAGAAATATGAATTTAAGAACCGACTGTGAGTTTATAGGTTGTGATAATAATCTGGAGTTATTATCACAAGCAAAAAACAAAAACTTAGAATGTTTTTATGGAGATAATTTAGCTCTACCTTTTGAAGATGAATGTGCTGATGCGGTAATATCTATAGCAGTTATACATCATTTTTCGACGAAAGAAAGAAGAATTAAAGCCTTATCAGAAGTTTTTCGTATATTAAAAAAAGATGGATATATTTTGATATATGTTTGGGCATATGAACAAGATAAATTTAAAAATTATGAAAAAAATGCAATGATAAAATGGAATAACCAAAAAAATAATCAAATACTTGAACGATATTATTATTTATTTAGTAAAGATGAACTCGATGATATGGTTTCTAACAATTTTCATAATATACAAATACTTGAAACAGGTATACAATGTTTTAATTATTATTTAATCTGTAAAAAGTTCTAACATAAAATATTAAGGTAATATATTATGTTTTTTTTAAAAGAAGCATTGGGTGTGGCTGAAATAGAATGTTATGAACTTAAAAAGGCAAACAATATTAGGATAAAAAACATGAATGAGTTCATCAGAGAAATTAATAAGCGTAAAATGGATGATCATCATGCATCACATTCTAATGATGTAAATCAGTTTTTACATTTTTTATCATCATCACTTTTTATATATTGTTATATGATAATATATCATCAATTACATAAATCAATAGATTATGCAATACTATCAATGGTTTTGAGACAATCAGGACATATTATTTTTGAACCACCTAGTCATGATAAACAAAAACTACAATTGGGTTTTAACACAAGATCTAAGATGTTTGTTCTGGGATTATATTCACTAACACCATTTGTTTATCTTATAGAAAATGATTTCCATAAAATAATATTTTATAAAAGTACATTCCTTGTAGTAGGACATACACTAGCATTATTTAATAATTATGGTTTTATTATAGCTAGTGTATGGTTAGTTAAATTTTTAACCGATCCTTTTACAGATTTAATTGCATATTATCCCAGTTTATGGCGTATATTTTATACTAGTGACTGGAATGAAGCTAAAAAAATGCATATTATGAACCATTATTTAAAACATTAATTTAGTAAATTACAGGATAAGATGCTTGAAGTGCTATTCCACATGTTCCATCATGTATTTCATCACTCGATGAACGCTTTATCCTAATATATCCATTTTCACCCCATTCTTCGCCCCAACTGTTTTTGACTATCCAATAGTCCACACCATCCTCATTACCATAACCTACCACCAAAACACCATGGTCTAAATCTGTACCACATTTAGATGAATCTAATATACCACCCTTATATGTTTGAAATGTTATGGTATCCGCTTCGATCGCAACAGATACGGGTCCCCTGCTTACTGCCATTTTAAGGGCAGTTTCATTTCCACTCGGAACTTCTACACAATCATCTATTTTGATGCCATCTGTACATCCTCCACATGTATCATCTTGTGCTTCATAAGGTATTTCTGCATCGGTACATAACTTATTATCCATAACATACAAAAAAGCATCTTCCATCTCGCCTCCATTGCATCCTTCAAATCTGATGCAATCTATGAGTTCTTGTTCAGATAAATTGATAAGTTTCCCTGTCTTAATTGCATATTCACTTTCCATTGCTCCTGTTGAGGAAAACGACCAGCAACTACCACAGTTGCCTTGATTTTTAACATTGGTTACTACACCATGTTCTCTCCAATCGATGCTGTCAGGTATAACATCATTAAATTCTATATCGTCGAACTTGCTGCATTTACTAAAAATATTTCTCTTAAAAGTGCATCCATCTTTAGATTTTGTTGGCATATATGTTGGAAAAGGTGTTGGCATGGATGGTGAAAATGTAGGTACTGGTGTTGGATTAAATACTTGTTCGTTAAAATTATAAATCGATAGAAAAAGTAATGTTATATTCATAAACATTATATATTTAATGAATATATTTTTTTATATATTTTACATTTATATTATAGCATCCATTAACATATCAAGTACTCTTTCTTCCATAAATTCAAGATCTCTATTAATATTAGATTTATCGAATCTATAATTTTTAACAAAGTAATGATATATTTTCAATCTTGGTCCCATTGGTATTTTATAGTATTCTACCAGCATATCTATGGTTTCTTTACTGTAATATACCAATCTATTATTTTCTTCTATTGCTATGGGAATACCATTACCATTTACATCACTAAAGTCCGCACAAGCTATTTCTAAAAATTCTAAAAAATGATTAAGGTTTTTGAAATTCATAGAACTAACATGTAAAACCCATTGATATCTGATGTTAACTTTTACAAGATTGATAGCAAGAAATCTAGTAAAAATTTCATTACACAATGCTTGTTTATTTGAATTTTCTTTAGCATATTCATTAATTATGTATAAAACATCTTCATGAAGGAAATCAAATATTTTTTCCATCTTGTATGTTATAGTTTAACAGATAAATATTAATATTTCAATTTAAATTGAAATACTGATATTAATTAATGACAATAAATAAAATGACGGCTTTTATGATATCTCCAATTAAAAAAGCTCGTAGTTGTCCTACACTAATGCATATGTCTGATCCTGTATCACCTACAACGATTCAAAAAGAAATTGCTATAGGAACTGCTATGGCTATTACTAGTGTATTTTTGACAGGTGACCATCACCATATAACTACCATAAACGAAATAAAAGATAATCTTACATTAGAATCTGTTAATATGATTACTAATTTAAAATATGAAAAATCACCTATATTAGCAAAATTTTATAAATTAAAAAAGTATAAGCTATTTGTATTTGCATTGTTAATGCCAATTGCAATAAGAATGCTATCATTCACGGCTTTTCAATTATTGTTCTAATAAAATTAAAATATTATTTAGATATAATATAATGAATATGAAAAATAATAGTCAGATGCATTCATTATTAGTATTATTTTTTTTAGCTAATGCTGTATTTTGGGGATTATTTCCTCATTCACAGCATTGCAAATTAGCAGCTATGTTTGGTATGAAAGATAAGTGCCCTCCACACTGGATACATGTTTATGTAGTAGGATTAGGTTCATTTTTAGTAGCTTTATATTTAAAACAAGGTAGAGCAGGATTATAATTAATTAATATTATTAATTGAATTAATATTAATATTATTTAATATCTTTAAATAAAACATGGAGCGGTGGCCTGAAGCCCAGCATGCAAATACAACTCGATTTGTTTGTAAACTTTATAAATCAGGGACTAGGGGTATATATGATTTTGATAATAAGACAAGTATAACCAAAATGTTGATATTGATTAAACCATTAATATGTGAAAAATGTAATGTTAATAATTTCAAATTGTTATATAATAATAATATAATATCTAATTCAGATGATAATATAAAAAAAGTATTTATAATAGATTATATTATTTTAGTTATAAAACCTGATTATATGTATTCAATACCAGAATCCATATTTTATAATAATGTATCCAAACAAAAAAGTTCGAGAATATCATATTTGATAAAGCTGGATGCTATCAAAAAAATACAAAAATTTTTGAGAAGCGCAAAGATGAAAGAATGTCCATGTTGTTATGAA